GTGACGAAAAACGGTTACAGCATGCTCGCGAGCATGCTGCAGCCTCGCAGTAGTAGACACCACTGTGCTGACGGTTTATTGCGCCCTCCGCCTGGGGCCGTACGGCCCGGGAGTTTGCTCAACTTGGTCAGTTGCTCACAGCAGCTGGGTTTCACCCTAGCCGTACTAAGTTTCCAAAAATGGATCGAGGCGATTTCATCACTAAAATAAAACCACCCCGTAGGTGGACGCTGGCGCTTAAAGCTACCTCCCAGCGTGGAATGCCCATGTCAGGTCTCCATGGTACGGAACGCTTCTCCGACTCAGGAGCCCAACATAGGCAACAGTTCAATTTACCCTTAAGGCAGGGAAGGTTTTACGAACCTTGACTAAGAAGTCGCCTTCTAATTGTTGACACCACCATCAATATAGAAAGTATTGGTGGTACTGCCATTGTTGGCCAGAACCATGGGACACGGTCCTATCCAAGCTGCACAACGTGCATCATCAGCCGCACTCACACCCCAAGACCAAAGTCTAGTAGCACCATCTACATTGGCAACAGACCAATTGTAAGTGGTTTTAACTGCTAAGGAATCAGTAGAAATAGTGCTAGACCCACCAGGACTCCAGTCCCTGGTGGGTGAAGCATTATTAAAATCACCTATCCTGAAGCGCGGAGCGGCTGAAAGCATGGGAAGCAAGTATGACTCAGTGGAAGTTGGGCCACGACTTGATTGTGCCCACGCAGTGTTAGGTGATGCAATGGGCCTATTATACAAACCTGGAACAGTACCTGTGACAGCCTCACCATTATCCCCTGGACTCTGGACAACCCTAACAATGCTGGAAACACTCAAACCTGCAGTCTGCATGTGCAAAAGTGTCGACCCTATGCCAAACGCAAAACACTGAGCAACCATGCCCGATCTAATGAAAGGGTATTGACGCTGAGTATTGACGGGCAAAGGAGCACCATCGCCCCAAGCTGGAGAACACGGCCACAAAGGTATGGTACCCTGGGCAGTGGTGTTGTTGGCATGGCTAAAACGACGCATTATAGGGTGCAACATCAATTGCTTAGCAGACATAAACTTCTCTCCAACTGAATGTTGAGAAGCATCTACAGTAATGCCCCCGACCCCACTCTGAAACTCTATGGTGGGAGCGGTGAGGTCCGGCCAAATGGGAACATTGGGCCCAGCTATGCCTGCAAAGTAAAACCCCGGCTTCGCCGCCACCTCAACTATGAAAGAAATGGTGTCAGAACTTTCACCGTTGGCAACCAATGGATCCATGATCTGCATAGTGACGAAACCAATGGAATCATTAATGCCAACATGAGGCATAGGCGCGATGTAAGGAACCTCAAACTCAAATTCAGAGCCATCCTTCAAATCAAAAACCAAGGAATACTGACTGGGCTGTAGGTCTCCAGCGAAAACACCTGGTGCTGGCCCACCAGCCAATCCAGCTTCACTGTACGTTGAAACATTGGTAACACGCTGGTAATTGGGTATGAAACTAAACATAACCCTACCAGTGTGAAACTTAGACTTAGCAAAAGTGACCCTGTAAACAAGATCACCATGCCAAAGCCTAAAATGCTGAGCAAAGTATAGCAAGTTACTGGGTATGACTGCGGTGGTACCGCCCACTGCAGGCGCTCCACGCGGGAAAGAAATGTTCCCACGATCAACACCTGTCGTAGGGGCGCGAAACCACATATGAGTCAAAGCAACATGAGATGCATACTCAACAGTAGCATGGGCGTCTGTGGTAGACATTGTACCCCTAAAAATCTGACTGGGTTTAGACAAGATGTAATCAAAAGACATTTCATCTATATCTGTACCACCAAGAGCTTTAGAGACAGCAACTGAATTACCTGCAAAAGCACCCACTGCAACTGCTGGAACTGGCATATCAATGTTGGACTCATAATTATGGAATGTGCGAAGTACGGGAGGCACTTTCTGGACAACAGGCTTGGAAAAACCAAACGCGTTAGCAGCTCGAGCGGAAGCTGCTAAAAACCAGGAGGTGGACCCCATAATAGGGGCCAAACTGGGAAACAAACGACCTACAGCCTTGGGCACACGTGATGCTGTAGCCAAAACTCCAGACAACATGCCATTATCCTCTAACTCCCTATCAGAAGGAGTCAATCCGCGCGGCTTGACATTGGCGCCGGACTGAGGAACCACAAATGTGGTGCCATTGAGCGGCACTCTACCAAACACCTCAAGATCCTCCCAATGAGCATACACCTTAAAAACAGGTAAGGATGAATTGGGCAAAGAGGGAGTTGGCAGCACCTGAGTCAAAGCGAAAGTACCATAAACATGGTTAACTTCACTAAAGGCGCTTCCAATATACTCAAACTCTGACCTGAAAGGAATCTTGAGTGATGCTGAAGTGTTATGCGCAATGTCTAACCTAACATGAGGCAACTGCGTACACAATGATGGCCGTAACCCCCGCCTATACTGGTCGTCCCCATACTGAAACGAGGCAACCAGCAATCCCTGTTGAAAAGGATTAGCGTTGTGTTCCACGGTAAACACCAAAGTGCCACGAATACCCCTGACACCCTGCAGCCTAGTGGACCAAGATGGAGTCAAATTGTTCAACTCCGTCCACGTCAAAATGTGGGTTGTAAGCACAGCCGGGGTCGTGCTCAAAGTGGACCTACTCCACAAGACTGGTCGAGAAAAGAAACTCTTCAAATCTTGCAAACCGGAGTCGGCAAGCAAAAACGAGGACTCAGAGCCACCAGGCCCCACCGCGCATATGCTCGCCTCATCAGCAAACAGGACTCCAGCATTATCAAGGACTTTGCTGGGTACATCTAATCCACTTATAGTGGAACATTCTTCAATTCTTGCTGGATCTGTCGCGTGCTACTATGTACATACATGGCTCGCACAAGCCAATGTAAGTGTCTTGGTACTCTCTGAATCCTCTGAGTAGTAACGGGTAGGCTGTCCTGCCACCCAACGCAGCCGCCAAGACGCTATGTACTGCGTGAATGCGTGTATGGGCCTAAAACCAAACATCAGTTCTAGCAAGACACATCTGCCTTGCCTGCTCGCGGCTAGTAATGCAGAAATCAATGTTATTATCCCTGCAATACACTGCTGCCGCTTGAAAACGCTCATCCCACTCCTCCTCTCCATGGAGCGAAAGCTCCATCAAAGCCTCCTTAAAATTAGTGGCTTGGTCGCGAACATAGTTACGTGGATTCTGGTAAAAATACGTGCGATACAAAATGCTATCCATGGCCAAAGGGGCAATCCAACCCCCATCGCTCTGTGAACGAACAAATGACCGCTTCAGGAATGTGATGTCATGAATCGTCTCGTATGGAACCAACTCTGCATCCTTCTTGTCTGACGTGTAAGTGAGATGGAACAACTCCTGCATTGCCTTGGCGACACTCACCTGATTGAAGACAGCGATGGTGTCGTCGTCAGCCGATACCACATTATCATCTCCGAAAGTGCAGATGAATACGTGGTCCCACATGTTCTCATGATCCTTGGTAAGGTGCACATAGCACGCGGTCAAAGTAAACAGAGAATACATGGAATTGACGGCTGTCGTCAAAGGATGGCCACTGGGTAGTGACTTGTTCCACTGAACTATGGTGTCCAGCTTGTAGCTGTCACCAGTCAAATGGCGGGAATGAATGAGATCCTCAAAAAGGACTGTCCTGACTCTGCGGCCCTCAGGATCTGCACCATACTGGTCATACCAGTCGTTGATGTAGTCCAAAATAAGAAGGTGAATGTCTGGCTGCTCAGAGGCATCAAATGCCTTAAAGTCGCCAGCAAACATCTTCTCACCCTTCCTGAGAAGCTCCCGTGCGAGAGTAGACCAATCACTGTAATAGTTCAGGCCTGGTGCCATCCCAGAAACAGTGTTATGAAGAAACATGGAAGACAAGAAAGCGCCAAAATACATGCGGACCGCAATGGTGTAATCAAGAGGAGCACCAGAGATAGCCCTGGTCATCACCTGCTCAACTTTGGCGTGGGGTCTGGTCTCATCCTTCAAGAAATCTGCAAAGACGTGGGCAAGCCTCTCGCCACGCTTCGCAGCCTCAAGAACCTCCTCAACCCTCCCCCGGAGTGCCATAGCCTTCTCGGTGTAGAGGTCAAACTCGACTCCAGAGCCAAAAATGTCCCTCTTACCATTGGCACACTCTAACCTCCATGGCCAGCCTGGCGAAGTGGACCTGTTGGTGTTCTTGATCTTCATCTCAGGAACTCCAAGCACAGACTCCTCAAACGTCAGAATCTTCCTGGTGCAATGCTTCGTGTGTAGGTTGTGCATCTTCATTGCCAAACCCATGATAGCAGCACCATTGCGCACAGCAGAAGGCTGAACGGGCTTCTTGTAGTTAGCCATTGCCTGATGCATTGGCTTAATAAGAATGCCATCCCGGTACACAGGGCGCAGCGGGGCCGGCGCCACTGGACACCTACCCCAACCGCTAAACCCCGTCCTCATCAGCTTAGACTTACCTGCCTGGGAAATGGAATGAGCTGCTGATAGCGAGCCCACGTACGTGATGGAGCCTCCAACCACGCCACACTGAGTCTCAATGTCTTCAACCTCCTCAAGTTCAATGCCACGCCCCTCAAGGTCCTCGTGGAACCTATCGACTACTGGCGTGGGCTTGAATTTATCAAGCGCCTTCTCAATGAACTCAAGAGTGAGTGCAGCAGCATAACCTTCCCTGCTGCCAACCGACATCAGTGAGTTGGTCTTACCAGCAATGTGAATGCCCAGTATGGCCTTGCCACCGTAATAGCATGGTTCAGAAATACTGAGCACCGCACCACAATCTCCCACCTTCGTAGGGCAATCGTATGCCCAAACATTGTCAACCTGAGTCACAATGGTGGTGATCTGTGGATCGAAGCGAAGGAATGATGAATACATGACATGCCTGTCCAAGCTGTCACCAGACATTCGGGCAACATCCAAACGAACTGAGGTGTTCCTCATGTCCTTAAGTGTGTTCCACGTTTTGTCAGTGACAAAATGTTTGACAATGTCGCGGTGGGCTCGCACCAAAATGGGCTTCAAATCAACGAATACCATGTCGGAAGTGGGCAAGGCAATCACCCTGCAAGCCTTGAGAGCTTGAACTGATGAGTGAATAACATGCCCATTCCCGGCACAGGAAATGAATCTCAAAGGCCCTTCCGGACATGTCAAGAAATGACACGGCATGACTCCAAAAGACTGTCGCAACATGAGCACCTGGCCCACACTCTTGGCCTCCTCACCGTTGCCCAACATAATTTTATAAGAGTTCTTATAAGCTATGTCGGCAAGGTTATCAGCAGGTGGATTGCCCATCTGAATGACGGCAGAAGGTGGAGCCAACTGGGTCTTCTTTCGCGGCATCGTCTTATGCTCAACATGCACACTCTGCTCAACAGGTGTAGTGCCAAAGATGAAATCTCTGGCCATCTCCATCAAGGACAAAACGCACTTAAAAGCGTAAGAGACCAGGGAACAAATGCCTTGGATGAACTTGTAATGGAGCCATACCGAAATAGCTCCAGAAGCAAGAAACATGGCAACATTGAGAAGGGCCAGTACAGAAGGGGCAACCGTCTTAAAGAGATACACAATGTACTCAATAGCGGTACGCCGCTTCTCTTGCTCGCGCTTGATGTCGCCAATACACATCTCAGCCACACCGTCAAGGCCAGCTGCAAACTCAGCTGTACGCTCCTCTGGCGTGGTGCTAGTGCTGGCACGTAGCCTCCTGGCCACCAAGTCATCAATCTGTCTCTCCATTGTCCCCCTCAAAGAGCTGGGTGGATCGCCGGTCTGTGGTGGCTCCCCTGAATGAGAAGCCTGGCTAGACACGCCAACAGTAGGATCGATCAAAGCACTGGAAAAACCAGCCTCCGGTCTGGCTCTGCTGATGGCTGTAAGCCAATCAAGTGTCATTGTACACTCAGCTTCATGCCTCTCAGATCGTGCTTTCAACTCCTCAGCAATCTCAACTGCAATGTCAAGAAGACTGGTGAAGCCTCCAACTCGTCCCGGAGCGCCTGAGGCAAAGTTGTGTGGCCTGGCCTCAAAAGCCTCCCATGGAAAGCTCCTAAGAACTTCCATCTTGGTAGGCTGGTTGCCATCCGCAAACAACGTCCTGAGCCTCTCATCGTGTACCCGCTTCAACTTGGCATAATCCAGGGTCTTCCTCTCAGTCTTGTAATCATCGGCAAGTTCCAACCAATATCCATGCTCAATGCGGCGAACCACCGCCTCTGGGTACTGCAAAACACCTCCAGCAGCTCGTTGGATGTCATCCACATTGGTGGTCCCAATCATCAGCTTGGAACTGAAATAGAACCTACCCTTGCTCTCAACATCTGCAAAGTTCAAGGGAAAGGGCCAATTAGAGACCGCCCTTATTATGGTAAAACCCTCGTTCTCGGCACCACCAGCCACTTCCTTCTTCTGAAAAACATCATCCATAATGTACACAAGCTGACCAACATATCCATTCCAATATTGCGTGTCGCCCTTCTGCCATAAGTTCTGGGCAACATGCTCTGGCTTGCACATGTCGGCAAGCTGAAGGATGGCACCGGCAAGACTCTTAATCAAATTCGTCTTGCCGATGCCAGATCCTCCGCCAAACATGACAAGGATAGGCTGCTGCCTAAAAGCATTCTCATCATTCATGATACCCTTGTGAGCAACCAACTTATGATTGAGCTTCTCAAGAGTGCGATCAATGGTGTGAAGAAGATGTGATGCTGTGGTAACTTTCTTGAAATTGTAACCAACTGCAAGCAATGACTGTGCAAATTGCAAGTCCTTGATTTGTGGTGTGGAGGTGTCAATTATCTTAAAGACATCATCCACCTGCCTACACCACTCAAGAACTTGCTTCTCTGCTTCTCCAATCAGTTGAATCTCGTCAACTCCAAAACGGCGCAAAACCACGTTGATGCAATCCTGCACCATCATAGCTATGGACGTGAAGACTGAAGAAATGCCACTGGCGGTCCTATCATAAGAGCCGACACGGCGCATCACTTCCGACATGTATGCCTTGGTGGAATAAGTGGGCACAAAGAAAGTGCACACCAAAGTGACCACCTGAGGCAAATACGACATGCATCCTGATTGAGGAAGCACATCATCCTCTTCAAGAGAATCCAAAAGATGGAAATCTGGCGCAACCATAGACACTACACTGTCAAACAGTCTGGACGCCATGTTCACCAGACCAAAACAAGCCTTCATGGCAACTACAAATATGCCAAATATAAGCTGAGAAAATTTCCCAACTATGTTGGCACATGTGTCGTACACCTGCTTGACCAATGAATACAGATACTCAAGGGCACCACCAACAGAGTTGGCAATAGCCCCAGCGGGTTGCATAACAGCGTTGACACCTGACAGCGTGTCCTTCACTGCCTCACCAATCTCATGAGAAGTCTTGGCAATGGAAAAACCTGCGGCAGCGCCTGCTGCACCAGCAGCAACAGCAGCAGCACCATACAAATAATCAGTAATACCACTCTCCTCTCGAACGAAAGAATACTTGGCATCTCGAGCAGAAGCAATCACCTGCTCTCTCTCATACTTGGGCAGAGACTTAAAAGCCTTCTTAAGACGCCTGATGTTGCAAGCTCTCTGAATGGCCTCTCTCTCCGCACGGCGCAGCAGCTTAACGTTGACCACAACCTCTGATTCATTGGTAGTGAAACTCATGGAAACCAAAATGGAAACCAAAGTGCCAATGGAACATGCCAATTAAGGCCCATCCCATATAGGCAAAGAATAATAAATAGGAAAAGTGAGTTCATACGAATTGTGTAACTGCACACCAATCCAGTGGCCTCGGAATAAAGTGCCTGGTGTGGTCAACCCAGGCACACGTAATTACAAGATCCCCAGCCTGCAAAACAACATCAAAGAAATCCTAACCGGATCCACTCCAACCAGTCACGGCGCATAAGCAAAGGCGACGGTCTTCCAACCAGTCACGGCGCATAAGCAAAGGCGACGGTCTTCCACGATTCACCGGAACAGCGGTTCAAAGACAATGTAGAGCAGGCTGATAAACTCTTGCAACCATAGGGGTGGGCACCTCCACGGGAAGTGCCTCCCTACTTTCGACTATGGGAAGAGGTAGCAACCCATAGTGGCTAAAGCCAAACTGTACCCTCTGGAATGGTGCACTGGAAACACAATGTGCTAAGCACAAAACAGTGTCATCTACCCAAGGGTAGGGAAAAATATTAGCAAACCTCAAATAGTACGTTGGATCACCAATAACATGGCTGGTCCGGTATCGTCATATTCAGCGGATAATACCTTGGTGCCAGGGCCCACACTGTGTTGTAACGTAACACAATCGTCTGCAATGAATGTGCCCTCGCAAGGACACACCCCTCCTCACAGAAGGAGGCAAAATTTGACATGATATTGTTAATATC